ACTTTATGATGTGCCAGACAATAGCGAAATTGTGATACTGAATGAAAACGCACCGATCAAAGGAGCTGTACCGGTATATCAGACTTTTACCTTTAAAGCGGACGCCGGTAGCAAAGTGGTACTTATGTATCAGAGTAAAAATGGAAAGGAAGGTACGAAGTAATGGATATTAAAGAACGTATTGAGAAAGCAAAAGAAAGACTGGAAGCTGCTAAAAATGCAAAGACAAAGGCGGAAACACAGCTGGAAGCCGCACAGGAACAGTGTGATAAGGTCGTAGAAGAAATGAAGCAGTTAGGCGTTACCCCGGATACGATCGAAGCAGAGATTACCCGCTTGTCGGAATCCGTAGAAGAAAACCTTAAGAATGTGGAAAGTAACATACCGGAAGTTTAGGGGGTAGCTTATGGGACTTATGGATTTTTTTATCCGTCCAGAGCCGGTAAGCTATGGTACTGCGAAGGGTTTAAACACCTTGCAGATTAACCGTATAGCTGCTGATCTTCGTACTGCCAGGGACAAGGTTAATAACCAGATGGCGAAACGCGAACTACTGGAAAAGCAGAGAGAAGCGGCGGTAAAGGTAAAGACGGAAGCAGAAGAACAGTTAGGCGTGTTCGGAC